TCAAAGATGATGTCTTCAAAGTTCTTAGCCCAACGCTCCATGTCTCTGACAAAATCAGTATCAGTAAAACTACCAGCATGAATGATGCCTGTGATCTTTACATCTTTTTTTGTAAAGTATTTCATGTAAGCAATACTTTCAATGCCAGGGAACCATATGTCACTAAAGAATATAGTATCGCCATCTTTGATCTTACCAGACTCAAACATCGCAGAGATTTCTGCTATTTGTAATGCTTTGAACTTACTAGTGAATGCCGCATTCAAAAACTGCCCCTCAGGAAGAGAAGGAGTCTCTGTCGTAGGCATTACTTTAACATACTCAAGGCCCTCAGCATTTAGATATGCCTCAATGTCACGGTCCATGTGAACTGTGTAGCGTCCATCAATATGTTCTAACGGTACATAAACTAGCATAATTGTCCTTACGTTTTAAGATTTCTAAATACTCTTTCAATATCTTCTTCGATACAATCAGGGCCATATTGAATTTCTATCAGTTTTAAAGGAATATTCTCTCTGTTGACTAACTGATGCCATTCGCCTACATTGATCCATGTTGACTCGTGTTTGTTAAATCTACCTACAAGTATATCTCCTACATCACGTTTAGCATCATTAGGGAATGCAACTGTGTAGACACTAGCAACACCTTCTGCTACAAACCAAAACTCTGATCTGCTTTCATGTCTTTGCATACTTAAGGACTTGCCAGGATCAACTGTAAGTTCTTTAAGTTTAGTCTGATTCTCCCATTCATGTAATACACGATAGTAACCCCAATCTCTCTCAGTTTTAGGTTTAGTCCCTTGCTCATACCATGTTTTTAATATGTCAGAACTTGAGTTTGTTTTTCCGCCACCTACTTCAAATGCGAATGATATATTAGAGTCTTGGAAATCCATTTCTTTAATGTTAGAAGCAGTTCTATCTCCACCATTGGCAAAGATAATATGTTCATCAGGAAACAAGTTTCTTGTAATATGAAGAGCATTTAAACTAGAATCATCGTCATCATTAAATGTAATAACTTGATCAACATTACGCATTGCTAAAAGAAGTCTTACTCTTTCTTCTACAGGCATAAATGCTTTACCTTTTTTTCTAGTAAGCCATTCATCACTGTTAACACCTACAACAACTTTAGCACCGAACCAAGATTCATTTTTACCTAACTCTCTAGCAGATTCAATGTATTCTAAATGTCCACTGTGTAGAGGGTCAAATCCCCCAGTCACTAATACTACTACACCGTTTTCTTTAGATTCAGTTTTAGGAATCGGAATCGGCTTTAACTTAACAGTATTTTCTACGACTGGAGTTTCAATTTTTTTCTTCTTCACAGTCTTTTCAGCAACCGGCTTCTTAGCCGGTGCTTTTTTAGGTGTAACTTTTTTCACTGCAGTTACCTTTTTAGTTTTTTTAGTTACGTCTTTTTTTGTAATTTTGCCCATCTATTTCCCACATGTTCCTGACAGGTTTATCTGCCATATATCGTTGACTATATAGTCGCCAAATGCGACTACCATTTTGGTAAAGAGTTTCAAGTTCAAATTGATATCCAAATTCTTTACAGAAGGCTCTATAAGCCTCAAGGTCCTCAAACACTTTTGAAGCGTTGAACTGTTTGCGTGACATTGTAATATTCCTTTTATCATATTACTAGTGATTGTATAGGTTTAGTTGTGTTGTATTCTACTTCACATCCGTTTTCGTTATCTTCCGCTACTGATATCTTAACATATCTGTTAGGATACTTGCTGTCAATCTCTGTATAAAGATCATCAGCAATCATTTCACAACTCTTATAATCAAGTTGTAAAATATCTTTACCATACAGTCCTTCTAACCATCGTTTAAACTGTATGAATTCTATTTCTCTATCATCATGGAATACTTCTATCCATACTTTGAAGTGAAATATATGTCTGTGAGGATAGCCTAGAAATGAAACATCGTATTCATCTCCTGTTGCTAACGCAGGGTCATCAAGTGCCGCAGGATATTTGTGAATTCCTTCTTTAGTAAAAGTCACCCATATGTTGCGTTTTGATTGTTTAAGTCTTTCTTCAGTCATAGTCTCTATAATACTCTCTATTTAGGCTAATGTCAAGGAGTAATTTACCCATTCTTATCATCTAACAATGAATTAATTCTGTTGATTGCTGGCACTTCCCAAAGAGGAGGAACTTTTCGATAAAACTCTGCTGGTCTACCATTCATTTCTTCCCAGTCTGGATCCATATAATATTGTTCTTGTGTTTCCCATAGTTCAACTAGAGCAGGGTCTTGTTCAAAATCATCTAAGATGAATTTGTTTTTTCTTCTCCAAGTAGCCATATGTTTCATATTGCCACCTATCTCTTCGCACCATTTACCACTTACCACATCTTCAAATTCGATGTTAGTAATATTAGGTCCTTCGACTGGTAACCATGATGGATCATGTTTGATAATATTGATCATGCCTTTAATATTGTCCATAGAATATTCCTGCATCATTTTTTGACCATTGATCTCAATCCAATAATGTCTTAAGAATCGATACCATCTACTCTTCATTGTGGTAGTTGTTATATTATAAACTTCTTCAAATATATCTAAATTAGGAATAAGAAAGATTGGTTGATGGTGCCCAAATGCTTTTCCTTCTGTCCATTCTGCCCCAACTAACCTTGTAGTTAATTTTTCCCATTCTGCTAAGTGTGTCGGTAATACTAAATGAAGAAACTTATCATCTGGTCCAACTTTAAGTGTGTGATTAAATCGATTTTGAATTACTGAGGTTTCAAAAGGACTTGCTTCCCCATTAAGGAGATCGCAAATTAACGCTCCAGCACAATAAGATCCTACACATACAATTTTCAATCGATTAAATCCTTCATAACTTCGTCAGTGTCTTCTACTTCATCAGTAGTATTTAATGTTGAATCTTCTGTTACTGAAAATAGTTCATCAAACATAGTGTTGGCATTAACTGCCCTTTTACCTGAGTATCCTGAACTTCCTGCTTTGATCTGCATCCAAAACTTACTGTGATGATCGAGTAAGTCTAAACTCTTTTGCTTATCTTTTAAACTAAAGATTTCATCAACGAGGTCAGTGAAGGTCACACGTTCAAAGGTTTCATTCAATAACATTGCTGGAATACTACCTGCTTCATATTGTCGATTTGCTTCTTGTACTGAGAACATATGTTGATAAACATTATGTGCTTGAAGGATAGTGTAACTGAGTGTGTCCCAACTAGTTTTAGTTTCTTTACCATGTTGACCTAAAAACCCATGTCCTCTATAACATAAATCTTTTAGTACTAATGCTTTAGTTACAGGAGACTCAGCAAACTTTTCGTGTATACTATCTGCTAATACTGCGTCTCTGAAAGGTCTGCTGTCATTTGCGTAGTCTTTATTCTCAGCAGTTTTCTCCATAGAATAAGTCCACTTAGTGTTGTGTTCAAACGTTGAGTTATTGTATGCTAATCCTTTAGCCGCCCCAAAGAAAGGAGACGCACAATCAAATGTTATTTTAAAGTTTGGATTGTGATACTTTCTTACTGCTTTTTGAATGTCTGTAAACAACACTGCGTACTCTAAGATAGATGTACCAAGACAATGAAGTAAATCATGTTCGCCTTCTCCTAACAATCCATCATGGATAAGGAATATAATTCGTCTTAGCATCAAGTGAATGTCAATCTTGTTTTGACCACCGAATGCCCAACCATTGAAATGATTATCTGGGTAAACAGCAGGATCAGCATACATTTTGAATTCTTCATACCATTCATCTGATTGTGTATGAGTTTGACCTTGTAATACATTTAAGAACTTACAAGCACCAGTACGATTATGAATGAAATAATCATTGTTAATATGAGTAGCAATTTTACACTCTTCGATAGTAGTAATACCATGTTTGTCAACATTGTCCTGACTCATTAAGATCATTGAAGGTATATCTAAACACATTCCATAGTCCATGTACTCGTCCATCCATTTCAGAACTCTTATACGTTGCTTCATTGCTTTAGGACAGTTAGGATCTTTCCAGTCTGCGGGCCACTGACCTTTCATAATTTGAAAACCACCTGAGTCTCCTAACATGAATGTGCCCTCTTCCCGTTCTCGGATAATAGATTCACCAGGTACGTCTTTAGTGATGTCCAAGTCGGCATGGCCCGCAGAATACAGACCCCATTTGTAAGTGTATAATCCTTCTTTAGAATTTAGAAAGTTAAGACGTTCAACATCTCCGTTGAAGCCGGCTGGGATACGTTCTTGTGGAAAGTATTCTAATCCTTTACGTTGCCTACCTAAGCCAGAGATAAAAAAACTACTGACTGCTGGTAAGAACAACGCCCAATCATCATCATGTTCTGCTGAAAGATTCACTTGCTCTGTCATAGGGTACCCTACTTCGCTTGTGCTGGTAATAGATACTGATAGACTGTATAACCACTGTCTACTGTAATTTCTGCCGCCCCTTGATCAGAGATACGCACAGTCTTGTCACCCGGAAGATCCATGATTGACAAGAATACTTTAACAGGCCATTGCCATGTTCTACTCAATGTTCCTGTGACACTAGGCTGAAATACAAAGTTGCCTGAGTGAGTTGAAGGTTCACCAAAGAATATTTTAAGATCGCCGCCTTCTGTTTTAGTAGTGAAGTTCAATTCTTCAGAGTTTGCTTGTGCTTGTTTCTTAAGACGTAAGATACCTGCAATTGTAGGCTCAAATTCAACGTCCCAAGCCGCACCTTTAAATGTCACGTTTCTGACTTTCTCTTCAATCAATGCTTTTGACATCAAACGATAGTCATTTACAAAGTCATTGTTCTTAGTAGCAAAGTGAATCGCTTGTGGAATATCAACACCATCAACTTGTTTCTGTGTCATGCCAATAGTAGCACTCGCATCATAGTCATCAAAACTTAGAATAGTTTTGAGTTTGCCTAGATTCGGCATACCGAATGTGCCTATGAAGTCAGCAACTGGTGTTTTCGTAGTACCACTGACTACAACTGATTTGTCTTCAGCAATAGCATTGATTTCTGTTAACGTAGCAGTACCATTAATCTTAACTAGATCAATGATTCCTAGTCCGTGTGTGTATTCAATTAAGTCCAATAAATTATCTTTCATGTGTTTCCTCTTAAAGTATTTAGGTAGATATATTGTGTATTATATCTGGTTTTTTTGCGTAAAGCAAGTGATTTGGTCACTCGATTTACCCGAAGTTGAATAATTCATCAAATGTTGAATTAGTGTCTGTGTTTGCTCTTAAATCCCATTTAAGAACGCCTAGTAGATTGCTGATCTTTTCATCAACAAGTGTTGACTCCATTAGATTATCATCGAACGGCAGTTCTCTGAACCATTCAGGAAGTCTGAGTTGATCTGTCGGATAAGCAATGCTTGTGTATCCAAGAGCATTAGTCTTTAGTTTACATACTACGACTTTAAAGCCATCCATGATCTCCATTGAGTAGTTGTCACCATGAACACGTTTAAGTGTGTTCCAGTTCATAGCCGCCCTTACGTGTCCAGGCATGTTGTGACGCCCTGTCTTCGACTTCTTTTCTAACTGAGTATAATGAGTTAACTTGTTTACACCTTTAGGAGATCCTTTTGTCCATGAATCCTTCTCACCTAATACATGCTTAAACTCTTTAATCTTTTCAATGATATCATCTCGTTCTTTACCTGAGAGTGTCATTTCTAAAACTTCCATTAAGAAGTCTTGTACATACTTAGGAGTATCTGCTCGTTTAAGATCAAGTCCCATTGCTTTAACTTTCATCGCACCATTAGTATCAGTACGTTTGCCTTCGTTATCATAGATATTGATTGCATATCTTTTCTTAGTAATAAACAAGCCTCTGTCACCACAGACTTCTCTACCACCTTTGATAATCTCACCTTTACTACGAGGACAATGAAACGCACTCTCCATAAAGCCAGGAAATGATTCATTACATTGATCAGACATACTTTCATATAAATCAATAAACGTTTGCTTCTTGTCTTCTAGTGTCATGTCTGCGGGCAGTTCATCTTTTAACATAGGCCAAGCAGAGAAATAACAAGAGTCAGTATCACCATAGACCATTGAGTCTCCTGTATGATCATATACCCCAGTCATTATCTCGTTAACATAGGCTGACATATGCTTAGTAACACTTCGTCCTGTCAATGTGACAGACTGTCCTATACGTTTATCATAGAATCGACAATGTTCATTCAAAAGTGCGCCATATGCTGAGTTAAGTAAAATCTTACGAACTAACTGTCGTTTGTCCCAATACTCAATGTCTTCTTTTGTTTTAGCCTCTCTGAGTTTACCTTGCATAATCTTACGATCAGAATACCATTTAGATAACAGTCCAGGAATCACACCTTCTGTATCTGATCTAAAGATTGTACCATTAGCACTAAGAATAAAAGGATTACTTGAATCATAGATCCACTTCCATACTTCTGCCGCACTTTTTTCTTCTGAACGCCCATCTTCAAAATCAATCGTTAGCATTGTGCCTCGTTCCTGATTTTGAATCGCAGTATACTCAAGTGAGCCGAACAGTCCTTCCCATAAGATAGGACCTTCTACTGATGCATCGCCTTTCTTGTAACGAGACTTCTTCTTTGCTAAGTGTAAACCTTTCTCTTCCATGTACTGATTAGTCAATGTGTGTCTCACTTGACCTACAATCGTTTCGGGCGCCATGTTTAATGCTCGTATCACTGAAGGATACAGCGAGTTGATATCAATAGAGCCTATCCAGTCATGTAGCCCTTTCTTCGGAGTCATAACATAAGCACCTGCCGCTGTGCCTTCGCTGACTGTATTGATGTTTTGTCTAATCTTATTCGGCACAACAACACCACGTTCATGTGATTCGTTCATAATAGCCATTTCAATCATAGCCACAGAACCCATCACAGTCGGAAGCAATACAGTATTCTCATGTGCCATCTGATTAGCAAGTTCAATGAACTGTAACTTGTCATCTAGTTTTTTGAGTAGCATCGTATCTTGTCTGTTGTATTCAATAAACGTTTTAAAGTCTTTGTTGTACAACTGATCTAACGAGCCTTCGTATTCAGTCTTCTTCTCACCAACTTCCATTTCACCAATCGCATCTAGTTTGTAACTGTGACGAGATTCGTAATTATACTTCTTGTAGAGTGCGAGATAATCTAAGTGAATACGACCTACTAAGTCAAACGTTTCTTCTTCTTTACCGAATCGTTCATATGTTCGCTTCTTCGGAAACTGACCTAATAGACAAAACTTACGAGTGTCATCTTTCGACATCACACGTGTAACACGATTGACCATATAAGGAATATCATAACCCTCTGAGTTCCAACCTGACATGACATCAGCATCTTCAATCAATTGAAAGAACACATCAAACAATTCTTTCTCTGTTCTAAACAACAAAGTATCTGGGAAGTCTTTAATCGCATCCTGTGCTGTCTCATATGTCATATGAGAAGGGGGAACTGCTAAACAGACCAATTGATCGAGCCAGTCTAAGTATAGACTAACAGCAGTTACTGGATTGAAAGGATCACTCGGAGGAGAGAATCCCTTTGCTGGATCAAAATCTACTTCAATATCGAAGAAACAAGTGTGTAGTTTCGGAGCATCTACTTTTAAGTAGTTTTCACTCAAGCATCTAAAGACTATTGGCACATCACTTTCAAACAAACGTTTATTAGAATGAATTCTTTTCTCTTTTTCGAATTCACTCTGTTTGCGTGAAGAAAACTTACTGACAGCAGTGTTATATATAGAACGATGTTTACCCTTAGGGTCTTCGTAATACATTACATAGTTTGTAGGGTACTCTTTAAATTCCCTATTTCCTTCAGGTGTTCTCTCTACAACACAGATTCTGTCCGCAGTTTTATCATGGATTGCGTCAATATAAGCCATTAAATAGTTCTACCAACTGTCTCCAAAATGTCGTTTAGTTGCTCATGGTCAGCATTCGTATCAGTCAGTTTGCTTTTATGTGCGATTCTGATTGCTTTTTTTAGAATTGAAGGCTTGATCTCCAGTTCTTCTGCGATTGCTTTTACAGTGTCACTTAGACCACCGTTAAGTGTCTCAACTTCTTGCATAACTGTCATGCCTTCGTTGATTAATTGCTTGAGTTTGTTAACCTGTTCAGGGTTAAAGTATTTTGCCGCCATAGATTGCTCCTATTAATTTTAATTTGTCTGCTTAGTATATAGCAGTCAGAGGGAAGAGTCAATCTTTTTTTTGGGTGATTTACCCGTTTCTGTTGTCGATGGTTTTGTCTATGGCTAGTTGTAAGTCCCCTGTTTCATGCATTTCGGAGACAATATCACAACCGCCGATTAACTCTCCTTGTAAAAAAACTTGTGGGAAAGTTGGCCAGTCAGAGATGTTTGGGAGTGTTTGTCTA